AGAGAATATGTCTCATCCGAATGTTGAATCAGGTTCCAGAGCAATATAATACTTGAGATTGTGTTGTGTGTTTGTGAACTGTGACAGAAGTTTAGAGGAGACTACTACCTCATAGGCACCAGGAATAATCTTGATGTTTTCTACCTTAAAGTTAAATTCAAACTCATCACTGGTCTCACCAACAACAATGGCATATTCGTTAGAAGTATCATTCTTCTTATCACGAACCACCAGTTTGATAACACCATTCTCACCAATCGCAGACATATCAGGCAGTTGATATACTGCTGCTGCTTTGGTCAATTTTTCAAGTGTTACACTATCCAACTGGAAACATACATCTTGAGATGGCAATGTAATCTCCTTCTCCGGAGGAGCAATAATTACATTTGGATCGGCAAAGAAATACTTCACGCGACGTTTGCCTTCTTTGATACTCAAGTAACTGTCTTGATTGAAATCAAGGTCAGGATCCTGATGAAGACTCAAACCGTTCAAGAATTGATTGAGATCATAAATTGCAAAGTCCCGTGGGAAATCTTCTTTGATTTCTGCTTCGGCAAGAATGTTCTTTGCCACAGAGATAGTGCGAAGTTTGTTGCCTTGCTTTACAAGAATAGAGTTATTGATACCCGCAAAGTTCTTGAGGATAGCAAGTGCATTGTCAGACAGTTTCATTGTGTATTCTTTGAGTTTCATTATTATTGAGGGTAGATTTCACGATTTGCATTCTTATCATTGAAATGCATTAGAAGAACAGCATAGTGGAGAATCTTAATTATATCACGACGTGCCGTGCCTTTCTTATCATATCGTGATGCATACTTAAGAATATTAGATCTACAGAATGCTTCACCATCACCACAAGCTTCAATCAAATCCAGTGTTTGAATTTTATCATCACCAGCAGAGTAATGTTGTCTGTAAGTTCCTCTAATATATTCAAGAAGTTCTTTTACAATTTCCTCTTCATTATATTTAAAAGGAGTTGCTGATGAACTAGTAATATCAATATTACCACTTGATATATTTAAATTAATGTGGTCTTGACCTTCGGCACCTCGAAGGTGAGTACCTATGTTCAAAGTGTTGTCATCCATTTTTAAAATTTCATCGTATAGCATGGACCAAGAGTTAGTCATAACTTATTATATCAAATATTTGCTCCACCGTCAATCACATAAATGCGATCACTTTCTACAGGCATCACAAAGTCGGCATCCACTTTGTCATAGAGTTCCAAGAATGATTGTTTGGTCTCATCATCAAAACGACTTACACAAACTTGAATTGATTTTGCTTTATCTTTGAAGATGCTGAAAGCACGGATGATATGAACCAAACGACGGGTGCTGATAATTTCATCAATACCTCCATCATAGAAAGTTTTGCGAATAATGTCTGCCCAGTCAACAAGACGTTTGCAGAAGTCACGATCTTCCACTCCAAGATCCAAAGCAATACCCTCAAGGATTTTCTGTTCAGTCGCAGGAGTAGGATACGTCTGCTCAAACGTTACTGGGAAACGTTCCAAGAATGCTTCGTTGAGAACATTAGTGCCGATAAAACGACCATCATCAGAACCTTTACCTTTTGTGTTCGCAGTGGCAAATACATTGAAACCTTTTGTTGGTTTTACATACTTACCAATTTTTTTCAAGAACACACCTTTACCTTCAAGGATGGACTGGAGACAGAGGATTTTGTTAGAAGCAAGGTCAACTTCATCGAGTAACAGGATTGCTCCTCTCTGGAGTGCTTCAGTGACAGGTCCGTTATGCCAAACAGTTGCCCCATCGACAAGACGGAAACCACCAATAAGATCGTCTTCATCAGTCTCAATAGTAATGTTTACACGAATCAGTTCACGTCCAAGTTGAGCACAAGCTTGCTCTACAGACAACGTTTTACCATTACCCGAAAGACCCGTAATAAACGTTGGATAAAAAAGATTGGACTGAATAATTTTTTTAAGATCACCAAAGTTACCAAACTTGACGAAAGTATCATCTTTATCAGGAATCAAATTTTGCTCAATAGTAGGCATGGCAGGAGGTGCCTGATAAGTTTTCTCAAGTTTTTCCTGAATGGTCAGGTTCCACTTACCACGACCAACTTTATAATCAGCAATTTTATTTGTAACTGTCTGATAGTTGGATCCATTCATCGCACACCAAGCACGAATATCAGCACCCGTCACAGACTCTCCATAAAGTTCCCGTAAAGAAGTGCGGATATAATCAGCAGAAAGAGACATGATCTTGTTTTCTTTGTTTCAACTGAAGTTATTATACAAGAAAAAAGGGGTCTTGACGACCCCCAGTGGACAGTTTAAGAATTGGTCAGATGCTCTTTCAACTCTTTAACCATCTTTCTGCGAGAGTGTCTTTTATCCAACTCAATACCAAGAGTTCTACCATATTCTTCAAGTTCATCCTTACTCATTTCATCGATAGAAACATCACTCTCATACGATAAAGTTTCGACAGATTCTTCCACAACTTCTTCTGCAACAATGGGATCAGGAGCAATTGCTTCTGCCGGTTCTGAAGGAACTGCAACTGGAGTAGGTTGTGCAGGTGCTGCTGGCACATTTCCAATCATTTTTGAAAACATTGACATTCTTAATACCTAATATTATTTAAAAATATTTATCAAGCAATAAGTCCAACAAACTCATTTAAGATTTTCTTATTCATTTTTTTACCCTTCAAACTCTTCATGAAAGATTTTTTGATTTGAGTTTTAGAAGCATCTTCTGATACATCAAATTCAGATTCACTTGCAAGAGTTGTTGCTGAAAGTGCAATATAAGAATGATATCCAGAATTTTTGATAGCAAATGATCTTTGTTTTTTCCACTGGTTTTGAATCTTAGTTCTCAATTCATGTTCTTTATAAGTGTAACGACTAATAAAACGATTAGAATCACGAGACTCAAGAACACGAATACCAATAAAATTAGTATCAATAAAATTGTCTCTCAAATTTTGAATCAAAATATCAGTGTAGTCATCCCAAATAGAATCCAAAGAATAAGTGTTTCCTGTTTTACGATCACGAAGATAACAATTATCACCAATTCTTCCAAGTCCAATAAAAGGTTCAAACTCCCATGAACGTTGAATCTCACGATGATAAGTAAGTCCATAACCCTCACCATCACTCAATACGACACACTGAACTTTTTGGACTTTAGTATTTTTCTTGAACTGTGGAATGATTTGATGAAGTGCAATCATCGTTTCATTCAAGGGAGTTCCGGACAATCCCATTCCAACAGGCATAGGATATCTTCCACCGAAAGTAATATATTGTGCAAGACGGAACATATTTTTCAGTTGTTTTTCTAAAGTTTTAGAATTGACTTTATGAGACAAAATATTCATCAAAGAAAACTGTTCTCCAACCTGCATCAAACCATCTTTTTTCTCATATGGTCTTTTGCGACAAAGTTGTTCTCCATCATCACTTACTAATGGATACTCATTCGTAAATGCATACACCTCAAATGGAATAGAAACTTTCTTACAGAACCATACAAGATTGAATAATTGTTTCATAGTATCCATCATTACATGGGTCATAGAACCAGACCAATCAAGAATAAAAATCAATCCATGGTCTTTACCATCGGCAAGTGTGGTTACTTTCTTGAACAAGTCTTCGTTGTATTTGTAGGTGTGGAGTTTAGAGCAGTCCAAAACTCCAGTGCGACTAGTAGTAGCACGAGCATAGCTATTAGCAGATTTTCTACATTCGAATTCTTTGACAAGATAATTTACCTCTTTCTGTGCTGATTTTTTAAATTTCATAAACTCACCATCAACATAATCAAACAGATAAGGATCGTGAGGATTGTCCCAGAGTTCATCACATCTCTCATGAATCTCTTTATTTGGAACAATAATATCATCAAGATCGACTTGAGGAAGTTCTACATAAACATTCTCAATTCCATCCATGGATGCAAGTTTTTTGATTGCATCCTGTAATGAATCCATCGTATCGACTTTAGGTTCAGGATTAGTTTCTCCACCCTGACGAACATGCTCGGTGTCTTGCTCGGCAACATGCTCGGTGTCTTGCTCGGTATCGGTACTATCTTCAGATTCTCCAGGTTGCTGTTGTTGCTCCATAGAGTTATCAGACTGCTCTTCAGATGAACCAGAACTTTGCGATTCTAATGAATCCATATCAGTCTTGGTTTCTGTATTCATCTGCTGCTCACAATACTTATAGAGTGCCTGTGCCGCAATCAGAACATCATCAAAATCCTCACAACCCTCAATCATACGAACGATAGGCATCTCTACATATTCACCAAAAGGAATATCAACAAAGTTTCCAATCTTAAAGTGAAGATTTACACGATCGGCAAGATTCATCTTACTTACATCTTCACACTCAACACCAAAGAAGTCCTCATCGGCAAGAACATTATATCCTTTATAGAAGGTCTTGGAGATACCGGCATAACGACGCTTCATCATTTTCTCAATGCGAACATCCTCCACCACATTCACAAACTGTGGAGGTATCTTATATTCTTTTATCCAATCACGATCTGGTGTATAAAGTGCATGTCCCACTTCATGTGCCACCAACATATCATATATCTCATCACCTGCCTTATCCCAGTTCGGCAGTGTCAGCACACGAGTATGAACATTGAAACATGCGGTCTCAACATTCTTGTTCTCTACCACAAGGTCTTCGGTGGCAAGAAGTTTGGCAAGTTGAGATTTGATTTCGTGCCTGACGGTCATTGGTTTGATTCGTATGAACGTATTATACAAAAGAACCCTGCTTTTTGGGCAGGGTCATGTGACGGTTCTTGAAGTGTCTCAGTGCCTCCTTTCGGGAACGCATTGCCTGAGGTTTCAGTTTTCGTTTCTGTTCTTTCTTAGAATGGTGCTTCCAATTTGGGACTTGCATTGTTCTTTGATGTATCAAGACATCATACGTGAAAAACCTTTGACTTTCTCAAACCTTATGACACTTTGGAACTTGTCATGTAAGTCTGACTTATGAGAGATGACGAATATATTAGCATCCTTTATCACATAACGAATAATTTTTAGGAACTCTTCGGTTCCAAATCCATCAAGTGAAGAGTCAAATACTTCGTCCATAATCAACAGGTTAGTGTTTACGGAATTTTTGAGTCTCGCAACTTCTCTCCAAGTGAAGAGTAGAGCCAAATCTACACGCATTTTTTCACCTTCACTAAAAGAACTATAAGAAAAGTTTTCGTGAATAGGTGACTCAATGGTTTCACCGAACTCTTCATCAAGTTTGAAGTTGATGTAGAAGTCCATCATTTGAAGATAACGATTAACCTGCTGATTGATGAATGGAAGATACTTCTTGATGATTTTTGTTTTTACGCCATCGTCCCGAAGAAGGGAATAGGCAAAATCGTAATGAACGATTTCTTGTTTTTTGTCTGAAAGATATTCAATTGTCTTTTGGAGATTGTCTTTAAACTGCTCTAATTTCTCATTCTCAGTATTTCTGTTTTGTAAGTTACTGGTAATAGTTTGAATTTCATGTTCAAGATCTCTGATTTGTCTCTGGTTGAGGGAAATCCGAGTATTGTTTTGAGAAATGCCATGCGTTAACTTTGTAATCTCCTTAGATAGGGAATTGAATTGACGCTCTCGTTCCTGTTCGAACTTAATTGTTTCTTCAAGATCTTCATAACCTTTCTTGAGTTCCTTTGCTTTATTTTGAGCGTCACTAATTCTATTTACACGAAACTCTTCTTTGATATCTTGTGTACAGGTAGGGCAGACCGTATTTTCTGTAAAGAACTTATGCTCTTTAGTAATGGTTGCAACCTTCTGAGAGATTTTACCTTTAAGATTGTTTAGTTTTGATAACTTCTCACGAGCACCAATAACTTCTTCCTGTTCTTTTGTGAATTTATGAATATCTTCTTCTATAACAGCATTATCTCTCATATAAACTTCGACTTCACTATCTAACTTATCAATTTTATCACTGTTAGATTTTATATTTGCGTTACCACGACTTTCGAGTTCTTCAATAAACTCTTGCTGCATATGCATCTTATCTTTAAGATTATCTTTCTTAATATCTAAAGATTTAATTTGCTCTTTCTTTGTTCGAATATTATCTTTAATCAGACTATTCATCGCAGAGAAGATACGAATATCTAATAAGTCCTCAATGACCTCACGACGATTGGCGGTCGTCAATTGCATGAAAGGTACAAAGGTGCTGCTACCTAAGATTACAATTTGTGTAAATGATTTATAATTTACCTTAAGAATACTCTCCTCAAGAATGCGTTGATTGGCACGATCATCTGCTTCCTTATGAAGTGGATTACCATTCACTTCAATATCAAAGATATTTGGTTTGATTCCACGACGAACCAAATAATCACGACTATTCACAGAGAACTCAATCTCTACTAAACAATCCCTCTCATTTGTAGCATTCGCAAGTTGTGGTTTATTAATCTTACGAAATGGTTTATTGAATAATACAAATGTAAGTGCATCTAACATCGTAGATTTACCTGCACCATTTGTTCCAATAATCAAATTAGTATGATGTTGTTGGAAGTCAATCTCTGTAAATTGATTGCCGGAACTTAAAAAGTTCTTATATCTAATCTTTTGAAAGGTTATCATTCTTAGGAGGGATCACAATGTCATTAGGTGTAATAATCGTATACTTGTATGAATGATACTTACAAGTTTTAATCGCAAGTTCATCATCAACTTCTACAATATCCATATCAGCATCTTCTTCGTCATATAGCATCATAGCATATCTTTCGGCATCATCCTCCTCTTCAAACAAAAATAACACTTTATGTCCGTGCTTATCCTGAACGGCATAAGCACCGTCATCTTTACCATCTTTGAGAGTTAGAAGATACATTATCTAATATCCATATCAAACCACTGCATTAATTGTTCTTTAGATAAATTTGTATCATTCTGTTTGATATATTCATTTATAACAATTTCTTTCCAAAGAAGGTTATTTTTTCTTTTAAGACTCCACATCCAATCATCGTCCCATTGAGTTCCAGTAAGATCGAACATTTTATTCCACCTCGCAAGCCTGACTATACAAATCTTGGAAGATACCCCTGATAATGTTTTTATCAAGATCAAATTCAGATTCATCAATATATCGATTTAGAATTGAAAGTGTATTCTCTTCTTCATCAATATCAAATTCTTCAGACTCTTGAATTTCAAAGTTCTCGATTATCTTTAAATCATGAACTCCAACCGTATAAAGTTTATCGATAAACTTCTCAAAATCTTTTGGTTTTGATTTTTTACGAACAATAACTTTTACAATCTTGTTCGCATATTCAGTTGCATTGAAGAGTTTATGATTGGTATCTTCGTAATAGATATTATAAAATAATTTATAAGGATTATTAACTGGAGTATGAGTGAGGGTTTCCGTATCAAAGATATGAAAACCTCTCGTATCATTTACATCATTCCAATACATCTCATAAGGATTTCCTAGGTAGAAGATTTTTCCGTTGTCTGATCGAGTGTGATAGTGTCCCGAGAATACTTTTTCGAACTTGTCAAGTAGTTTGCAGTCCATACCATCTTCCATGACGTGGCCACGATGAGCTCTGAATCCGTTGAGCTCAAGGTGCCCCATCGCACATATGCTAGATGTATCTTTAATAGATTTGACAGTATTCTCAAAGTTTTCTGCATTGATCCAAGGTATAAACAGTATTTTTAATTTATCTAATGTAATCTCTGATACTTCACTATACGTCTTAATATTATTATAAGTCTGTAGAAGAAGTTCTGGAGAGTTTACATTATTAGTATTTTTATAATAACAATCATGATTACCAATAATCATATGAACATTACAATTTTTGAGTCTATCAAATACAACTCTCTTTGACCACTCAAGACTTTGATAATCAATTGACTTCCGACTATCGAAGGCATCACCCATATGAATAACGGTATCTATTCCTTCTGCTTCTAGAGTAGGAAAAAACACATCATCATAGAACTTCTCAAAATGATCATGCAGGTGCTTAGATCCCTTCCTTGCACCATAATGAGTATCTGTTATTATCGCAACCTTCATCGGTTCTTATATTGGATAGCGTCTTTGATACTATTATACTCTGAACTATGCCCAGAAAGCAAGCTATCATCAACAACCATAACTTCGTCAAACCCAGTCTTCTCAATAATCTTAGTTTTTATTTCCAACTGCTTCTTCTCCTTCTGGATGCGTCTCAGGAAAGCATAATGAATAATCTGTGTAAAGTATGCGAAAGGATTCGTAGACCTTGCTGGGTCGAAATTATGAATGTATTGGACGCAATTTTCTATCCCATCAGAAATCATATCTTCACGAAACATGTAATTTACAAAATTAGGTTTGTATGAGAGGTGTGTCGCAATCTTAAGAAAACACTCACCAAGATAGTTTGGAATACGTGGTTTACCTTCCCATCTCTTTCCTCTTTCCTGTTTCGGAAACTCAGTGAGGTCTTTATTGAAAGTCTTCATATATGACTTTTCTACCTTGGTTCGATAGACAATCATTGCCTCTAACAATTCTTTATTATTTACATAGTGTTCAGATTTCTTTTTGGGCATAGTTCATTACTCTTTAAAGTATAAGTTGTTCTAATTATACCACACTTTACAAGGGCTTGACAAGATAAAGAATCATGAGTAGAGTGCCTTTGTTAGGGTTGAAGAGGAGGGCTTAGCTCTCTTTAGTATCTTCAAGTTTAAAGATATTCTCTAGAGTTTTTCTTGCTTCTTCTACTGTTGATAGGTATCCCATTTTTCTAGAAGGAGTAATCTTACTTGAAGATTTTTCATTAGAGGAAGATTTAGGACTGTAAATATCCATATCATCTTCATCTTCAATATAGTTAGTATATATTTCAATCATTCTTTTATCATGAGTCTCTGTCATAGTAAGAATTTTATCAGGTCTTATGATAAAGAAATCATCAGATGCTAATTCCATCCATGATTTAACTTTAACATGCATTCCATGCTGAGAATGTAAAAGTTTCATTGTGATTGGATTTTGCATCACAATCAAAGGATCTCCATCATTCTCATCTACTGAGACAAGTGATAATATTTCTTCTCCAGATATCAATTTTATAATTGCGTAAAATTCATCTCCCATTAGTTCTTTAGCGGTATGTTTACAATATCGTAATTAAAATTTTCTTCGTTATAAACTTTAATTCTTTCGATTAGATGGTTAAGGGTATAGTTCCTCCTGGATTTGTAGGATATGTCGTCAGCAATGTCATACAGAGTTGCCTTGGTCTTGTTATTACCTTTCCTAAGCACCCTTCCAATAGACTGGAGATTCCGAATTCTAGATTTGGATGGAGAAGCAAAAATGACATTGTGGAGATTTTTGATATTAATTCCTGTACTGAATGTTCCGTATGATGCAACAATAATCGCATTATTCTCTTGTTCAGTAATCTCCCTTACTTGTTCTCGATCCTTTGTATCTACTCCACCATGGACAAAAAATACTTGTCTTTCATCAACCGTATTATTATTTATCATGTGATATAGTGGCTCACCATGACCCTCAACTCTTGCAAAAAGAACCAAAGTATTTCCTTTGAGATCTAATGCAAGATTTCTTATGAACTTATTTCTGCGTTCATGATTGATAATATACTGAACTTCTTCTTCAAAGTTTTCAAACTTATGTGCTGGGTGCTTCAGTAGAAGTACATTGATATCCAGTTTAGCAACATGACCCTTCGCCATTAACTCTTCGGTACGAATGATTTTGTACGAAGCTCCAAACAATCCCTCAAGAACCCATTTATGAGTTTGTGTTCCATCAAGTGTTCCGGTAAAACCAAAACGATATTTTGCATCAGCAAGTTTAGACATTATAGATATTAATGACTTTGATTTAAACTGGTGTGCTTCGTCTCCGATAACTACGTTAAATCTTTCAAAATATTTTCGGGGGAGTTTGTAAATAGACTGCCAGGTAGTAATAATAACTTGAGAATCCGTTTCTCTTTCCTTTCCCGCATAGATCTTGTGACAATATGAACCTACATCCCAACCATAGTCTGCAAAGTCTTTATACATCTGCTCTACTAGCGAAGTCGTCGGAACGACTATCAGAATATTTTGTTTCTTCTCAACGTAATATCTCACAAGAGAATATATCATCAGAGACTTTCCAGAAGCAGTTGGGGATATCAACAACTTTCTATTATGTTTTAAAGCGTCGTATACTCCCTCAACTTGGTAATCTCTCGGAGAATACTTACAAATAGCATTCATATAATCTTTTACACCTTCCTTTGAGATAAAGTCATTCGTCTCAAAAGGAAGACCATAATACTTATTATCTACAAACTCATAAGTATATCCATGGTCATCACAAAACTTTGTAACCTTGTCTAACAACCCAACATAAATCTCTCCGGTTTGGGTATTAAATAATCTTATCTTTCCATCCCAGTATTTACTACGATACGAGGACATAAACTTTGCACCAGGAACCTCAAAGGTAAACTGGTCTGATAATTCGTAGTATACGTGAGGTTCTGCCTTAACCTGCAAATATACTTCATTCTTTTTTGATATAATCAAATGAGACATAACTCATAGGTTCACCTATAAGTATTTAGTTCATGCTGTCAAACTGATGTTCTAAAATAAGTCGATAAAAATTATCTCTCATCGCAATTAAGTTTAGTTGTTCTTGTGGTTCTCCACCAGACCATTTTTGAACTGCTTGTTTAAGACCTTCATGAATGAGACGGATGCCATGAATATTTACTTCAATATTATAATAGTTTCCTTCTTCTTGGTGCATTAGTTGAATCCTGATTGGAATTTGTGCCAGTCTATTGCATTCTTAATTTGGAAAGTTCTATTCGAAACTGTTTTAATAATTTCTTCTAAGAACTTGAGCATCACATCATAATAACGAATTTTGAGATCAATAGTATTTAACTTCTCATCGGCATCCATATACCTCTGTAATGCTTCTTTATCTCTAACTTTGTATGGGAATGGTTCTTCGGCATAAACCTCTGCTGTTGCCTTTCCTGTGTAGTAGTTGTATCTTTCTAACTTTATACGATTATAAGTTCCTCTCGCCTTCTCTCTCAAAAGAGTGATGGTATTGTATAAAGTGTAATATTTTGAATGAAGTTGTGGAACTTTTAGTGATTCATCATGTAGATTATCAGGGTCGATTTGGGAATCTTTTTCCCACATCTCCTGAATTTGATCAAGGTTCATAGAGGTGTTCTGTTATCAGCAGCTAATACATTGTACACAGTATACTTGAAAGTGACCTCTGCTGTAAAGTAGTTGATATCCGTATCACCTGCTTCAAAATCTAAAGAAGTCAAATATACTGGAAATAAATCTTTAAATTTTACAATAGCAACATCTCTAAAGTTACTATTTAAAATGTGAAGACTTCCATCACTAAATTGTTGTTTTAAATCTCTTACTCCATTAGCATCTGTTGTTAAATCTTTAAACTCTTGTGCCGTCTCTGGAGAACCTAAACCTGTCATCCAATTATGAATTGCCATATAGTTGACCATATTTTCGTCAACTAAAAATCTTAAGGAAAAATCTCCATAAGTAAGTTTATCACCAGGAATATCAATATCCTTAAGATAGGTTGGTTGAACTGCTGTTCCTAAACTTATATTGGGAATGCTAGCAGAGTTTGAAAAAAAATCAACCTTTGGTTCTTTTGCTAATGTAAATTTAAAACCAACAGGTGATAAAAAATTTCTATTTCCTATCTGCTTACCAAATGCCGTCGCCATTGTTTTATTTGTATTTAGATAAAAAAAGAGGGTCCGAAGACCCTCTGTAAAAAATATGTGAACCGTGGATCACATGAGGTTTTGAACTTTGACTCTTCTGTAGTAACGGTTTTTGTTGGTTTGGAGTCTTCCCAAACTCTCAGTAGTTCCTTCTGCGAAGGGGTTAGAAACGATACCGTAACGAGTCTTGAATCCGATTTTGGGCTGGAAGGTGTTCTCTCCAACTGCACGAACCATCTGAAGAGGAACGTAAGGGCAGTAGAACAGACCTGCGTCATAAGGTGAAGAACCTTTATAACCAGCAACATAGTACTGATCAGCAGAAACGTTTGCAGAATAAGGATCGATGTAGACCTTATACTTACCAGCAAGTACACCTGCGAAGGTGTTACCGGTGTCATCAACGTTCAGGTTTGCATTGAGTGCAGGGGTGTAATCAAGTACACCAGCCATGGTCAGTGCGGAAGCAACGTCTGCGGAACACAGAATCATGTTGCCCTTTCCTCTACGAGTTCTTTGTGCGATTGCGTTCGCATCTCTCTCGATTTGGAAAATAAGACCTTTGAACTTCTCAACAGACCAACGACCGTTGGAGTCAACGTCAAGGTCGAAAGTACCGGCAGTAGCAACGTTTGCTTGAGCACCGGGTTCAGCAACCTTATAGATGGTTCTGATGACTTCTCTGTTGATTTCCGCAAGGATTTCAGTGGAGAGAATGTTGGCAAGTTCTGCCTCGGCATTCAAACCGTGGATTGCCTTGAGGTCTTGTGCCAGTTCCAGAGAATACTCTGCTTTCAGAGCACGGGACTTAGCAGTAACGGTGACTTTCTCAATCGAGAATGCCATCTCGTTGAATGTCTGACCATCTCCAAGGCTTTCGGACATCGATGTGTCCATGCCCTGACCAACGCCATAAGCACCTTGGGTTTGAGCAGTTGGACTCAGAAGACCTGGATTGGAAGGATTACTTCCAGCAGCTTGTAAACCAGTAATTCCTAAACCAACGTTTGCTTCCTGACCAGCAACATATGGAGTAGCACTTCCGATTCCACTGGTTAGAGAATCAGTATCTGCTTCGTCGAACAATGCTTCGGTACCACCCTGGGTGCTGAAGCGTGAACGCATTGCGAAGATTAGTCCAGTAGGACCGTTCATCGGTTGAACACCTGCGAGGTCATATGCGACCAAGTTAGGCATTGCGCGTCTGATCAATGAGATCAGAACAGGATCGAAATTATCGATACTGGAACCGGTTGAGTTAGTAGGAGCTTCGGAAAGGAATTCCTTTTCTTCTCTGATTGTTCTTTCTTGATTCTCCAGAAGAACTGCGGTAACCATTCTCTTATGAGCATCATTGATGCCTCCGAGACCCTCATGGTTGAGGATAGGTGCCCACTTCTCCTGAAGGTATTCAGCATTGAAACCTTGCATTTGAATTTACCTTGTTAAAAATTTTAGTTTGATTTATAATTAAAAAATCACTTTTTAGAAACTCTGGTCAGAGTGTCGAGATAGGATTCCATTAGACCAGTAACTGGTTGTGCAATGGACTCTGAACTCTCGGAGATATTCTCTGAAGTGTCTCTTTGAGCACCAGCATTTTCTGGGAAATATGAATTTCTCAGGGTTGCTAGTTTCTCACGATAGTTGTCTTCACTATCAAACTCAACATTTTCGGCAAGAGAAGCGAGTTTATCCTTCTGGGAAAGTGCTAGACCTTCGCAGACCTCGGAGAAGATTACATCAGCAACCGACTCAGCTAATCTTTGATTAAGAGCAACATTAGATTTAATTTGCTCGTTGAGTTTATCTTCCATTTCATCTAATTTCTCTACCATTGCGGTAGTTACATCATATTTTTCTTCAGGGATTGTTACATAATGATCTTCAAAAAGACTTCTCATTCCAGTCAGGAATGATTCGGTCATTTCTGCCTTGAGACCTTGCTCAATTGCGAGTTGATTTTCAGAAATCCACTCTTCGGCAACATACTCAAGGTATGCATCAACTCTACTAGTTAGTTCTTCCTTAATAACGGAAACTTCTTCTTCGAGAGTTGTTTCGTATTGTGCCTTCAGTTCTTCTTGAACTTCGGCAACTTTTGTTTTGATAGCAGCTTCAAAAATGGTACGTGCTTTCTCTTGGAAGTCCTCGGAAAGTTCTTCACCGGCAAGCAGTGCTTCAACATCTTCTTCGATGTTATATTCTGCTTCTGGTGCTTGCTCTTCTTCGGATACAACTTCTTCTTCAGAAGTTTCTTCTTCGGAGACTACATCTTCGGCCGATGCAGTGGTCTCTTCTTCTTCGACTACTTCACCTGCAACTTCCTCTTCTTCCTTCATACCCTTAGGCATGGGATCAGCAGGTTTAGCACCCCTATTCACAATGTCTTTGACAGTTGCGATTTTGGGTTCTGCGAGTTTAGCAGAGTTGTCGTCTACTTTATAGTTTTCTGGAGTAGGGCCACCGAGATCTTCGTAACTGCCAGTTTGACCAGGGGTCGAAACACCGGAAGCATTGCTTCCGGATTTTGGCATTGCCTCAGATGCAGCAGCTCCTTTAGTTACTACGTTTTCCATTTCTTGTAAATTGCTACCAACGGACATTTGATTTTATTAGATTTTTTATACTAATATATTT